CTGCCACTTGTTCCTGATACTTCATTACAGAATGTTCCTGAATGTTAGCTTCAAGAATAGGACGGAGCCTACCCATAATAGGATTAGAGCCGTTCATAGGGTCTTGGAGGTAAGCCATCTTAGTCTGGATATGTGCATCATGGTTCTGACCAGCAAATGCCCCGATAGGGATACCCTTTGTTGCAGCCATGATATCAGACACTGGGTCCATAGCTTGAGGCTCAATCTTAGGCGGTAGTATCTGTTCTAGGTTAGGCATGTTAGCAGCATGTAGAATAGTTCTATTCAATGCTTCTAGGTTAAACATTCCCGGCGGGGACTGCTGTGCCATCTGTAACGCCATGTTAGCCAACATCATGCGATGGGCATTGGATGGAATGTTAGGATCAGATACAGGGATAATATCTACACGACCATCAAAGTCTTTTCGGAAAATACTACGCGACTCAAAAGGGACATCGTATGGATATTCGTCAGGTAAGTAATCATAGTTAATACTGGCAAGGATTCTAAATTCATCCTTCTGTGATTTATGTACTCGCTTGTGAATAGCCGAGAAAAACTTACTACTGGCTTCAAGCAACGCCATAGTCGTGCCAACGGGTCCATAAGAGGCAGCATCAGAAATTACTTGCTCTGTGCTATCTGCAAACTTTTGTCCTGTCAAAGCTACAAACTGTAGCATCTGATATAGGGTTGAGGAAGGCTCTTTGTAGGGGAGGGGAACAATAGCCTTTGATAAATCTATACCCGTTGCTTCAACCTCTTTGAACTCGCCCGGACTGATTGGATCATTATCTCCAACAATCCTGACACCCTTAGCTTTAAATCCGCCCGGAAGATTAGCAAACTGACCTGCGTCTATAAGAGACCGCATTGCTGCCGTCGCACTCATGGTCAGATTTCCAAGGAAATGAATTAAGCCAAGGCCGTAGAAACCAAAACCGGGAACAAACCTGTAATGAACAAAGTGACTCCGCTTCTCACGGTTAGGATCGTCTTGCTCATAGTTTCTACGAATACTTAGTACCTGTCGAGAATCCTGCTCAACAGTTACAATATATGGAAGTGCTTCATTAGCATCTTCAATGTCTAAATAACAATGCTGTTCCAGTAAGACATACTGAGGATCATTATCATAATCAGGATTGAAACCAAGAATAGTATCAATCTTTTCTGCAAAAGAAGTAATCCCTGATTGAGAAGGAGTAGGAAGATCAGCATCCTGATACACTCCTGCATTGATATCTTTTTGAATATCTATAGGACTACGATAGATTACATGCGTATACCTGTCAGCATTTCTAAGATCAGTAGCATAGTAAGAAATATAAAACTGATCAATAGGAATAAACTCTGAGACAGGGCGCTTCAGTGTAGAGCTATAGTAAATCTTTTTAAACGCTGAACCAATCAAGGGGAGATGGAAAAGCATTCTTTCAAATTCGTCAAAGTATTCTGGCATCTGCTCAGTAACCTGATAGTTCATAAAGTTCTGAACACGGTTAGCTTGCATTTCCTTTTCAGGAGTAGCACTGCCTAGAATATTTGCTTTTACTGGACCACTTGCAGGAAAGAGTTCCTGTGAAGCCTTCGACTGAAACTTAACAGCCGACTCAATTAGTAGTGGGTGGACTGCCGTACATGCGCCCTCAAAAGGTTCTGAACCTTGCTCTAGCTTTAAGCCTAGCAAATCAAACCCACGTTCAAACATAGACTCCCATTCAGAACGGGACTCCTTATCTGCTTGAAAATTATCTATGACCATGCGGCCAATCTTAAGAAGTTCTTCTTCTTCTAATGTCTCTGTTAAATCACCGTACCACTCAGCAACTTCGTCAGTTGCTTCCATGCCTACAGCTTCAGTAAAATCTACAATGACGCCATCACCTTCAGGATCAATCTCAATGCTTGCTCCTGTTTCAGACTGCTCCATGAGAGGGATTACATTATCCTCTTCTTCAGGGATCGTGTCAAAAGGATTACGTTCAGTTGCCATTATGCTGTTCCTGTATTATTTGTTGGAATGCCTAGTAGCCCTGCACCTTTGCCGCTACCATAAATATCATCTAGTATATCTTCAAGTCGTGTACCAGTTACTCGCTGTGCAGCAGTTAATCTTTTAGCTCGTTGAACTTCTTCTACTGTTACTTCTTCAACAGGAACTTGTTTAACTGCTGCAATTTTTTCTTTAATAATGTAGTCATCACCGCCAGCCTCGGTACCATCATCGGTACCATCGTCGTCGTCCTGACCACTACCGCCTTGATTACCAGTACCTGTATCACCATAGCCGCCTTTTGTACCAGTACCGGGAATGCCAATATCAAAGCTCATACTTTTGCCTATACCGAAAGCATTTGCGATAGCAGCAGCAACAGGACCTAATATTGCTCCGATACCTACTATTACAGGATTAACAGAAACAGTCTTATTTGGGCTGCGATTTAGATCGTCTCGTTTATCCCAAAGATCAGGAGGTGGGAAGTAAGGGTTAAGATTTTGATTATCAGGTGGGCTTATATCAGGAAAAGAATTCATATCAAATGTATCACCATATCCGCTGGTAGGGCTGCTGGGACTATCGGGAGTACCAAAACCCGGATTTGTATTATCAGAACTATCAGGATCAGAATCATCGGGGCCGAGACCACCAAAACTCTGACCAGTAGTATCACCACTATCAGGATCAGAATCATTACCGGCATCATAATAAGCTGGGACACCATCAATCTTTCTACCACTACCACCAAGTGATTTTAATAAATTTTCTTCACTAGGATTAATGTAGGCCAGTCTGTGTGGCTGACCATTAATGTTCAGACTGTTCTGAACACTAGATAGACCGCCTCCTTGCGCCATAGGCATAACAGGCTGCATCCCCATGCTAATAGTAAGCATAGGTTTTTCACGTTCTAGTTTTCTGGATACTACTTCTTGTGCATATTCAAATAAAGACATTTAATTCCCCTGTAACAAAAGTTACCTCGCCTAACCCACTATATTATAGCACACTATTTTAAAATGTCCAATAGGTAGATTTCTTTTCCCTGACAGGCTCATCCCAATCTGGATCATCAGGATGTGCAAGGTTCCATGAGTCACGCATGTAGTGTACTGCCATAGTCAATGCATCTACCTGATCATCATGGGCTGCATTTGGAAAACGAATTAACTCTTCCACTAGATCATCTGCCCATTTCTTAGAGGTGGGTAGCCATAGCCGCCCTGCTTCCATGATAGGCGTGGCTGCATAAACTCTGGATACCTTATCCCGATCTGGCATGTATTCCATGATGGGTAATCCTGATCTACGTAAATCCTGAATCAAAGACTGTCCACTTGCTTTCTTTTCAATCATGCAGACATCAGGTCTGTACTGATTGTACAGCTTCTGTGCAATACGCCTAAGCTCTGGGTACTCAAACCTACCCTTGATATTACCAAGTAAGATTAAGTTAGAAGCATAGTCCTCTAACCCTTCTTCATCTTGGTCATACATGTAGAATATGCCCCATGTCTGGATAACACTGTAATCAGCCGTGTTACTTGTAGAAAAAGCAGTGTCCATCGTTTGTATAATAAACTCACAGGTAGGAGGCTCTTCGTATTCCCACTCCTGAATCCACTTCTTTTTAATTAACCCACCTTCTTCTGGGGTAGGGTCTTGCATATACAGAGCATTCCAGTATCTGCTACCATTACTGGCCTTGATCTCGTGTTCATCAATACGTAATAGCGCATCAGACTTCCATTCTGGAAAATAACTACTACCCACTGGTAAATCAAGCAGTTCTGCTGCTTCTTCGTCTACCCATGCAGGAATCTTAATTACTTCCCACGGGATTGTCTCATAATCGCCCATGTCTTCCTGCTGTCGTAGCAACCATCCGCAGAGATCATCATGATGGTAGCGCGTATTAATAATAACAATTGCACCATTGGGCATAATACGAGTACGTAGACCAGCAGGGTACCATTCTTTGATGTATCTTCTACCTGCATCTGAATATGAGTCCTCTTCAGACATCACATCATCCAGAATTGCTACATGAGCACCACGCCCAGCAATTTGTGACCTAACACCAGCCGCATAGTAGGTACCATTCTGTGTGGTTTTCCACTTACCTGCTGCACGAACGTCACTACGTAGCGCAACACCGGGAAATATTTTAGAAAACTCTTCAGTATTAACCACATCTCGGACAGAGCGACCAAAATCACTAGACAATTGGTCACTATGGGAGACAGTCAGTATCTCATGTTCTGGGTTTCTACCTATATACCATGCTGGAAACAACTTAGAACATATAACAGACTTTGATGAACGTGGTGGAAGGAAGACCATCAG